TTGCTCTCTGGCTGCCCAGTCGCCATTCCATTCTGCGGCTCTTAGCTCAACAGCAGATTCAAGTTTTTCATATATCTCTTGCTCTAAGTGATTAACAAGTGTTGTTGGAAGTTTGAAAGTCATTTGCTTTGCGAAGTTAATTTGAACATGAAGCCAATCTCTCGACCTCATATAAATATAATAACATACTTTTCCACAATGCAACCTATATAACTTATATATATGTGTAATTGTTAGGAAACTGTAATAAGTTGCATAGGTTATTGACGTATAACAAAGTATGTCTTATATTAAATATGGCTGAGATAGCCGTTCTTTCGCAAAAGGTATTTCAAATGCAAATCGCAGACACAGGTTCAACACTTGAACTCAAGCACATCAAACTCATGCGTAACGCTTTATATAATGAGCTACGCCATTGTTCTGATTTAAGAGATCAAGTTCAAAAAACACAAAAACATTTTGAAACTCATAGAGGCACTGCCATAGGTTCTTTGAGCCAATGCATCAGTGACTTAGATTTACAAGTCTATGAAACTCAATATGTATATGACTATCTTGATTCAGTGCTACACACTTGTCTTAAGACAGCCAAAGAAACAGAGGTCACAAAATGACCTCTACCAAACTTCCTCCAGACTCAGAGCTTGCCACTGAATTAGTCGGAGATAAACCTTCGCCAGAGTTACAGGCCAAACTTACAGATGGTAAGCAAAAGCACAAAAGAGCTAGATTTAAAAGCTTAGTTCTTACAAGGCTTAATGAACTCAAGTTTCGCATGAAGCAAGTCAAAAACTGTGGTAATCGCAGCAATTACGTTTACACAGAGAGAGAGGCCAAAGCAGTTATCGGGTTCATTCAACGTGAGCTTGATGAGATACATGAGGTCTTTTGTGAATATGGCAAAGACTACAATGCCCAACCTATTCAATTCGATACAACGGAGTACGACTAATGCTAAATCAACTTTTCCTATTTCTCAGTGCGGGGTCAATCATGACCCTTGCACTCACCTCAACATTAGATGACATGACCAAACATGATTGTCTAGTAAATCAAATTCCTACGGCCTGTGCCACCTATTATTCAAAATGAACTCAGAACACCTAAACCGCCTTGACTTCAAAAATGGCCAACTAGAAAAATGGCTAAATGAATGTCCTTTTCCTATTACAAACTTTCATCAACTGTGCTTTGAAACAGAGGGACAAAAACAAGTTGAGATTTTAATTGACGTTCCAATAGAACAGACAACAGTTAATCTCAATCATTATGGACTTCGCTTAGATCAAAAGACTGCTGACCTTGAAATGCAATTTATCAATATAGATAAAAAAAGAAAGGCACTTATCTCTGAATCAGTCAGACTAAGAAACTCAGACGCTAATCCACTAAAACAAAAAAAGATTGAAGATCAGTTGATGGACGTTTCTAAGAAATGGCACAAAATCGGCAGAGAACTTACAGACTTAGCAAAAGAGGCAGACAAATCATGAAAGACTTCGGATTCGATCACCCACCAAAAACACAGGAAGAGGCCCTTGTTCAAGGTTTCTGCCTTTTCTTTACTGCCCCATCAAAAGCTCATGCTCAAAAAGTAATTGGACTAATAACTCTGATTCTTGCTGACCCAGCAGTGACACAAGATATGGTTCAAACATCTTTTGAAAAAGCTTTTCATATACTCAGCCTTGAGCATATGTTTAATTTAAAAAATACCCCCAAAGACCACCCCTGACCTTTGGGAGTATTCAACTTTCACCTAAAGCCTCAACACCAAGAGGCATTCTTACTATAGCTTATGAAACCAGACGATTTTACAAAAACACTTGAAATGGCCATTTTACATGGTGGCCACTTTCATAGAAAACTAGCTGAAGCTGGTCTTGCTGCTGATCCTATCAACAAGGCCAAAATCTTCAGAACCTTTCCTGACTTAGTTCTAAAGTATGGCCCTGAGAGTCCATTTTTTATTGAAGCTTATGGCAAAAGAATTTTTCTTAAGGTGGTCAAATGATAGATCACATTCAAGGCCATGATGTTCCAGAACATATTTACAGAGCAGCAAAAGACTGGGCTGCCAGTGATCTTAAGTATGGCATTACTAATGGACTGGAAGCTTTACAACAGAAAAAGTTTGGCAAAGACAATCCACCCAGTATCGTCACCCCTGCTATGAGAGTTGGATCAATGGTTCATTGCTTTTGTCTTGAGCCAAAACTCTTTCCTGATAGATATGCCCTTCTGGACGATAAACGATCCAAAGAGGGCAAGAAGTTAGCTTTGCAACTTGCAGAAAGTGGCAGAGAAACTTTTACAACAGCAGAAATGACACAATTTATGGGCATATACAATGCCCTGAGCAGAAAT